ATTTTCTGTGAATATGATAATATGCTATAACTTAGATTTAAGGGTCTTTCAACAAAAGTTTCACTTCCAAATCTAAATTGATCATTTAAAGTTAAATTTCTTAATCTTGGAATATATAATCCATTTTTACCTCTTGATTCGACTGTTATTTGAATCGTATTTGGATCATAACCAATACCAGAATTTATAATAATTACATCAACTAATTGTTTATTTTCAATTACAGGTCTTAAAATAGCACCTGTTCCAGTTGAATCACTTACAACTATTTTAGGTGGAGAACTATATTCTTTTCCTTTATTTGTAACTACTACACTTTTTATTTTACCATTACTAATACTCGCTTTAACACCCGCATTTTTACCTGTTTTTAATTTTATATCTGGAATATTTTCGTGATTGAGTATATTAGATCCATAATTTGTTCCTTTCTCATAAAGATACCCACCAGTTAATGATCCAATTACAACAGGTGTAAAATTAAAATCACCTGTTACAGTGCTTCCATATACAACTTCTACGTTAACTTTGATCTCTGGATATGTAAATATTTGATGACCTGTACCAGTTGATTCTAAATCTACAAATTTACCTCTATCAAAGTTAGATTTATTTGTTGCTCCTATACCAGCATCAGATAATCTAAATGAATTATCATCCAATTTCATAACATAGTATGATGATGTAGTTGATAAACCTTGAATTGCTCCAACTGTCGATGAATACTCAACAATATCTCCATGTTCAAACCCATGATCATCAAATATGATCTTGTCATATGATGTAGATATTCCAGATTGTGACACCCTTAATTTGCGATGTTGATAACCTGAACCAGAATTTAAAACCTTTACACCAAGAATAGTGTTTTTTGAATCTGTTCTAAATTCATGAATACCATTCGCATTAAAATCTGTTGCTATACCGATTGTATTAACACCGACTGCACCTCCTGTGTTAAATTTGGCATCACTCTCTGTGTTAAAGATTCTTATTGTCGTGGAGTTTATAACTCTGACAAAATATGAATCTCCATCAGCTAGTGTTCCATCAATTACTTGGGGGGATGTGGTGTTGAATGCTGGTCCAATACCTAAAGAACTATAACCATTATTTTTATAAGTTATTTTTTGACCAGTTGCTAAATTATGTTTAGTCTTAAATGTGATGGTTTCTTCTGCAGTATCCAAACCTCCACCAAAAGAATTAGGTCTCGCATCAAATTCGATTGACCTAAATCTAGCACCTGTTAATGCCTGTAATTCACATCCTGAACCATTTCCCCCTGTTAATGAAATACTTTTAACACTTTCAATATCAAAATCTTGAGGATCAACAAAAACATTTTCGACTGAACCTGATAGAATTGGTTCAATCAATGCGGTTGTTCCTGTGCTAGATTCTACTTCAATAGTAGGTGGATTAATAACATCATAATCACTACCCCCATTCGCTAAATCAATTTTTTCAATTGGACCAAAAAATATTCTATCATTTGATATAGGTGATCTAATTTCAACACCATTTTTTAAAATTCCTATATCATCTACTACATCATCTTTATTTGAGGTGACTTGTAAATTCTGTGATAATGGATATTTTCTTAATATCTTATTTGATGATAAATCTTTACCACTATGTCGTTGTAAAGTGAATACGTGTTTATCCAATGCAGAAGATCCTGCACCAATTTGAACTGTGCTTGCAGAACCTATTTGTGATCTTGATAAGTATAAGGCTACTCTACTAATCTTTGTATTACCAGTTTCAGGTTGTGGATCTACAAAATATAATTGACCATCTACTAAACCAGATGCTACAGCTGCAGGATTATTATTAATTGAATTAACGTCTTTTTGAACATTATATACTACTGCATCACCCTCTAAAAACTTAATATCCTCACCAACTGGTGGATTAAATTTTATAAAACTAAATTTATTTGAATCTGATTCATTAACACCAAGTAGAGAATTTTGATTAAATTCAGTGCTTTCTACAACTTTTTCTAAATCAATACTGTAACTAGGTAGTGAATTTGATGCAACGTAACCATCAACTGCTCCATCTGTATATACATTAAGAACATCACTTATAATATTATCATTTCCTTCTTCTATTGCAGTCTTCGTGCTTTTTGCTTTTGATATGATTCTTCTGATATCATATTCCTCTCCTGCAGCAGGAGTAAAACTTAAATTTGATACAGTTATTTGATTTAATTGAGTATCAACTGTTTCTATCGTGCAAGAATCCTCAATGATCTGCTCATTTCTTCTTAATACATCAAATTTATCACCAACTCTTAATGATGCTTTATCAATTTGAGTTTTTAATTTAAAAGTAGCACCAGCGATCTCTACTTGAAATCTTGAACTAGTATTATATTGCCAAACATTTGCAAAGATTTCCTTGTAACTCTCAGCGTTGTTGTTTATTTTTTCACCAACATTTTTGACGTATATGTTTTCTCCTTCATTAACTAAATTAATATCATCAATTGTTTTAAAATCAGATAATACTCCAGTAATTCTTAATTCAATTTTTTTATTTAAGTCACCATCTTCATAACCAAATATATTTTCATTAATTCTTATATCATCAGCAGTTGATATATTTGATACTACACCAGTACAACCAAAGAATTGATTAACTGATTTCGATGTATAATCAATTGTATTTGATCCACTTATGATTGTTCCAGTGGCACCAAACCCAATTGTAGAGTCTACTGAGATAATAGATGATCCTATTGATACTGGATTTATTACTTTTGTCTTACCTGAAACATTAAATATTCCCTGAATTAAGTCACTATCACTATATCCTACAAACAATGATAATTTATAATATGATTTACCCTCTCTAGTAAATATTTCTACCTCAGATACAGAGGCATTTGTGTTTAAATCATTTGATTTAAATATTGTTTGTCCAACTAACTTTGATGGATCACCTGTTTCAGTAATTAGATCAGCAACTACTATCTCTCTTCTATTAAATTCTGCCTTTGATGGTTTTATTAAATTAGATTCAAGATCTAGAATTTTAGACTCAACACCAAAAAGAACTTTAAATAATATTGTTATCGATTCTTCTGTTCCTTTTGCCTGATAAAAAGAACGTGCGAATTTAACAAAATTACCAACATCTAACTGAGTTGCTAATGTAATATCTTCAAATCCTGGTAAAAATGTCCTTTTTAATTTCTTATAAAATTCTTGTAAGAATAGAACTGATAGGTTTTTTACTTCAGTTCCTGAAATGTGACTCGCAGCACTTGTATCTTCAAAAGTTAGTTTTTCTTTGTTAACATCTAATAATGATGATGAGACTCCGACATTATATCCAGTTATACCACTAAATCCACGTAGACAACCTGTAAAACTGTTTGTTGTTATGCCTGTGTATGAAATAATTTCATCATTTATTTTAATTAATCCATATTCACTAGGAAATCCTTTTGTACTTGGAACATTAATAACCGTATCAGTTGTTGAAACATCTGCAGTGATACTTGTTAAACCAACTATAACTTCAGGAACTAAATTATCAACTTTTTGATATTGATTGAAATTGTTAATTAAATCACTAACACCACCTTGGAATTCTTGAGAAATATAATACTGTTTAAAAAATTCTACAGCATTTGGAAAATCATTCAACAAAAATGTTGGTAATTGATTTTCAATAATGGTATTGACCTTTATTCTTTTGTCAATTTGTGACATAAATTATTTCCTCTCTAAAACTCCATTTGAGTAACTTGAGGTATAGTAGTCTCTAGTAAATACGACACCTGAAACATCTTCTCCTGATGCAATTACGTCTTTCAACATATTTATCGAACTATTTGAAACGTCAAATTTAACAAATAAATCCTTCAAACCAACCACATCATTTGATTCAGGAAACGCTTGAACCTCAATTAGATTATTGTCTGCTGCAGTTGATGAAATATTGATTGTATTTAATAGTATCTCACCCTTTAGATAATCAACACCACCTGCCTCTTTAATGACTACAATTTGCTGATCTTTTTCATTTCGGGTCACAACAGAGATTGTTCCTTTATTACTACCATCTAAATTCCCTGCTGAGTCTTTATTTGGAACATCTGTAAGAAAAACAGTTCCAGTTGTTCCAGATAAAGTAAATCCTGTACTCTTAATATTGTATCCTGCAGGATTAATATGAAAACGATTACCAAAACATAACTCATATTGTGCAAATTGATTTAATAATGCCTTTAAATCTCTTCTAATTTTAACTCTTGTTATATTTGAGGTAATCCCATCATTTACACGATCAATTAATTGACTTAATTTACTATATTTGAAACGACCTCCAAATTTATTAATCTCTACATTATTTGAATATAAATTTAAAGCAGTCATTATGTCTGACTTTAAATCAAGTGATGATGCAATTTGTGCTGGATTATAGTATACATTAGTATCAATCTCAATATAGAGAATTTTCAAATCAACAATCTCATTATCAATACCTGCAACTGCAAAATTCTTCAATTTATTTTTTATTATTG